TACCACTACGAGTGGTTCCCCTACGGTAAGTGTTGTAGACGCTAATGGGGGTTACATTTCAGGTGATTTTGTTACGTTTTCGGGTGCTTCTGCTGTTGGTGGACTTACCCTAAACGGCGAATATCAAATAACCGTCGATACCACTGCGTCTAATACTTACTTCATAACAGCTTCTAGTAACGCTACTTCTACGGCAACTGGGGGTGGTACCGTGTCTGCTGCCTACCAAATCAATACCGGAGCGGCTTATGTAATACCTTTAACAGGTTGGGGAGCAGGGTCTTGGGGTGCTGGTGTATGGGGCACTGGTGGTACGTCTGACACGGAGATACGCCTCTGGTCACAGGCTAATTTTGGTGAAGATCTGTTGTTTGGGCCGCGTGGTGGGCCTATATATTACTGGGATGCTACGTCAGGGCTTACCTCTAGGGGGGTATTACTCTCGTCCGTATCACCCGCTACAGCCAACGTACCGACCGTACAAGACGTTATTTTGGTGTCAGATATCAGCCGGTTTGTATTTTGTTTCGGTTGTAATGCACTGGCTAGTGCCACTAAAAACCCCATGTTAATCCGTTGGTCAGACCAAGAAGACTCTACCCAGTGGACTCCTGCGGCAACAAACCAAGCAGGTAGCCTACAGCTATCTAGAGGCACTGAGATCGTAGCGGCTAAACAAGCTCGTCAGGAAGTCCTAGTGTGGTCAGATTCGGCCCTATATGCCCTCCAGTACGTCGGTGCCCCAGTGGTATGGGGAGCGCAGCTTGTAGGTGAAAACATCTCTATAGCCTCTCAAAATGCGGTAGCGTACGCCAACGGTGTGGCCTACTGGATGGGTGTGGATAAGTTCTATAAGTACGATGGTCGCACCCAACCACTAACTTGTAATCTCCGTAAGTTTATCTTTAACGATTTTAATACTCAGCAGTATCGGCAAGTGTTTGCGGGGACTGTAGAGTCATACCATGAGATTTGGTGGTTTTATTGTTCTGCCGATTCACAAACAGCTAACAAATACGTTGTGTATAACTATCTGGATAACATTTGGTATTACGGCACAATGGATCGCACTGCATGGCTAGATTCGGGATTACGAGACTTCCCGTTGGCCGCGACTTACAATAACAATCTCGTGAATCAGGAAGAAGGCGTTGATAATAATGAGCTAGTGGACAGTGCGCCAATACACGCATACGCCACCACTGCCGAGTTCGATCTAGATGACGGACATCAATTCAACTTTATCTGGCGTGTACTTCCTGATATCACGTTTGACGGATCTACAACAGAGTCACCGAGCGCCGTTATGACGCTATTACCTATGCAGAACTCTGGCTCTGGGTACAACTCCCCTGCTTCGGTAGGTGGGTCAAATGATGGTACGATTACTCGGTCTGCTGTGTTACCTATAGAAAAGTTTACCGGACAGCTCAATACGCGGGTTCGTGGGCGGCAGATGGTGATGAAGATTGAGTCTACCGGATCGGGCGTAACATGGCAGTTAGGCTCACCTAGACTAGATATGCGACCTGATGGACGACGATAATGGCTGGAGACAACACCAGATATGACGTTCCGTTCCGTGCCCCAGCACTGCCCTATGCCCCACAGGTATACGATCAGGAGTCATTTGAGCAGTTTAATAATATACTTAGGATATACTTTAACCAGCTAGACAACGCGCTGAGAAACGCTATGGCGATCCAAGAACCGTACGAATTACAAGTATCTAAAGGCCAAATAGCTGGGGCCAGTGCGTTGTATAAGTTTGGATACAACCCCGACATTAATGGCACGGAAGAGACAATTTGGTCGCAGGGTGGTGATGTGACGTGGCCTACAGCGGCTTTTACTGCGTTTATCAGCAGTTCTAGTGCAGCAGATACTAGTGCAGGTACGGGTGCACAGACCGTAACCATTCAGGGGTTAGACGAGAATTACGAAGTTAAAAGCGTTACGGTTAATATGAACGGCCAGACTCAGGTACAAATTGGTGATGCCTCTAGCTGGTTACGCGTCAATCGTGCGTTTGTTGCTACGGCTGGGACAGGGGGCACCGCTGCCGGTACGCTTTATATAGCTGATAGTGGCGCTACTTCTGGGGTTCCAACAGGAACTATTTACGCAAGCATTACAGACGGTAATCAAACGCAGATGGCGGTATACACCGTCCCCGCTGGATATACGCTTTATATTGATGATTTAGTCTTCACCGCTGCCATATCACAGGCTAACAACTACGCTACGGTCAAGTTTGATACGAGAGACTTTGGCTCAAACGTGTTCAGGACAAAATTCATTAACGTACTGCAAAGCAACGAACTAGTGATTGACTTTGAGTTTCCTTTGGCGTTTTCTGAAAAGACAGACATGGAATGTCGTGCTGTAACTAGCAATACAAACAACCAGATCGGCGCATCATTTCAGGGGGTGCTAATAGCAAACTGATATGATGGTCGTAGATAGCAATAAAACAGGCCCAATTCATCCTAATATTATACTCCCGTTAGTGGCAGCTCAGTTAGAAACTCCTGACGTGCCGTGGCAAATAGCTACTGGAGATGTATTACGGGAGATGAAAAGACCTACAGTAGATGTAAAACAGTTCGGGAATACTTTATTTATCGGAGAAGTGTGCGGCAATAGTATGGTTGGTAGAGCATTAAATATAGACAAAGCTAGGAATTTTGTGCGGAGTATGTTGCAGTATGGTGCATACCTCCAAAGCAAAGGCATTACAGAATATACAACCTATTTTGACGGCACCACTCTATTATCAGCGATGCGTATAATTAAAAAACATATTAACGGGTTAGATACTAAATTAGCCGTAAACAAAGTAAAAAAAGATAAATATAAAGTGATTGTTAATCTAGGTAATGACAATATTCGTTGGGAACATAACTAATGGGGTCTCAAAGCGAAAGTAATAAAGAGTCTATAAAAGAAGACCTCAGAACGTATTTGCCCGGATCATTTATAATTGATCTAAGCGGAACCTCTAAAATCTTATCTGATGCTGCTAGTCTATATAATGCTACAAACTTAACTCGTCTCATAGCATTAACAGCAAATACTGATTCATACTGGGATATGCCGTTTTCTCCAAGCGATTTTCCTAGCGTAGCAGATATAGTAGGTATGTTGGGGATGCAATTTGATTCCTTAACTACAGATGTACAAGATGCCCTTACCAATCTAGATCCTACCAGTCCTGCGTTTACAGATTTTTTAACTAATAAATTTCCGGGGCAAACAGTAGAAGTAATGCAAGAGCTTACAGGGGCCAGTGATGCCGAGATGGCTACCTATTCCTTTCTAGTTCTAGAAAGAGCAAAAGTTCAAGCTGCGGAAATGTTGGGTATCGATCCAAGTATTCTAGATTACGGCTCTCATCCCGGAGGGTATCTAGGGTGGCTACAAGATTCGTTTTCTGATCCCGATACGCAAGATGCACTTAATAAAATAAATACCGAAGCTAACGCTATTGTTAACGGAGAAATAACTCCTGTACGCCAAGAATATATAGATCAACAAAATGAAATAGAGGCTCAAGCACAAGCAGAAGCAGATCGTTTAGCTGAAGAAGAAGCAGAAGCAGAACGCATAAGGTTAGCTGAAGAAGAAGCAGAAGCAGAACGCATAAGGTTAGCTGAAGAAGAAGCAGAAGCACAACGGTTAGCAGAAGCAGAAGCAGAGCGTATAGCTGCGGAAGAAGCAACAAAAAATGTTTTTGCCAGTGTCGGGTATAACCCTAATGAACAAGAAATACTTGATAACGTAGGTAAAACTGAACAAGAAATTAAAGACTATGTAGACCCTCGTTATGTTACTGAAGCAGAAGCTGCCGATGCTTTTGAAGCGGCAAACGGATATGAACCTAACGCTGAAGAAATACAAGAGTTTATAGGACAACGAAGCCAAACTCAGACAGAACAAGAAATTAAAGACTATGTAGACCCTAGACAGATTACAGTCGAAGAAGTTAAGGAATGGGCCGCTACAAATGGTTATGAAATAACTGATGAAGAAGCTAAAGAATACGCTACACAAGGCACTATAGAAGATATAACTACAGAAAGCGATGCGATATACAAAGAGTTCGACGAGAATGCAGTCACTCAAGCAGAATTAGAAATTATAGCCGCAGAACAAAATTTTGATTTGGCCAACCTTGATGAAGATAGTTTGGCAGAGTTAGTAGGTAACAATAAAGAATCCGATGTAGTAAAAAATATAGACTCTCGCGCTACAACAATAGATGAACTTGCAGATATATACAAAAACCGTACTGGAGAAGATCTAACCCCCGAAGCTGCCGAAGCTATGTTGGAACAAGCAAATACGGCAATCGAAGGAGAACTAACGGAAGAAGCATTTGAAGGTTGGGTAAAAGAAAACGTAGAGTTAGATATCCTATATCAAGTAGGACGAATGGCGACAGGTGTTCGCAATGTGCTTTTTGGTACTGGCCCCGGTGGAAGACCAAAAACGCTAACTGAGATAATGGAAGACATCTTAGACCGACAAGCTGCTGGGCCAGCAGGTATGGGCTACCCAATAAAAGTAACGTTTGATCCTACACAAGGAACGTGGGCAGAACTAAAAATCCCTGTGCCATTACCTGTTAACGGGCCACCTATAAAAATACCGTTGTTTGACGAAAATGGTACTTATATAGGGCCGTCTACCCCTTCTGGGTTATTAGTAGACCCTGAAACAGGGATTATTACTCAGGTAGTTGACGGGGTAAAACAAACAGTAGGGCAAGTCACTGGTAATGTTGTACAGATTTTTGATGCTGCTGGGGAAGTAATCCGTTCGGTACCGTTAGGTATGTTAGAAGAGGGAAGTTGGGAAGAAGGTGATCCTAACCCATTTGATCTAGAAGACAGTAATGGTGATGGGACTATTGACCCTCAAACAGATCAAAATGGTATTCCCATTGACCCCGAAACTGGCCTGCCGGTGTACGAAATGCCTGAAATAAAAGACGAAGACGATAGATTAGCACTGCTAAGTGATGTTGAAGCAGCAAAAGAAGAAGTACTTAGCACTTTAGGCGATCAACTAGCTACACTTGGGTTTGATATAGAAGAAGTAAAAGATATTTTATCAGGTGTAGAAGAAAGTCTAGTTGGGGTTGCTACTTTAGAAGATTTAAAAACCTTACGTGAAGGTATTAAAGAAGATTTAGCAGTTGAATTAGATAGTTTAGGTGTAGATGTTAATGACATTAATGAAACTTTAGACGATTTAGACAGCACCATAAATTCTATAGCTACGCAAGTTGGTTTACCTTCCCGAGAAGACGACCCGGATACCGAAGAAGATGAAAGTAGACCTGCTACGGGTTTATTTGCACGTATAGAAGAACTACAGAAAGAAGGCGTTAACCAAACAGAAGCGATCAACACAGCTATTGCGGAGTTAGCAGAAAGTCAAAATACTACAAAAGACGATATTCTTGAACAGCTTGATACTACCGAAGCTAACCTTGCCGCAGGTATTGCTGACCTTAGTACTGAACTTAACGATAGGGTTGATGAACTAGTAGCTGCCGGTGAAGATAGAGCTACTGCTGTAGATACTGTCCTTGATAACTTATCTACTGAAATCGGTACTACGAAAGACGATATTCTCGAACAACTTGGTACAACTGAAGCTAATCTTGCCGCAGGTATCGAAGCCGTCGCTGAAGATGTTGCTGGTGTTGCCGAAGACGTTGCTGACGTTGCAGGGCAAGTTGAGGATCTCGATACAGAACTGAATACCCGTATCGATGCGTTAGTAGAGCAAGGTGCTACAGAATACGAAGCCCTGTCAGGTGCTATATCTAGCCTCGCCTCAGACCTTAACACCTCAGAAGAAAATATACTAAGCGCAATAGCGACGAGTGATAGTGACATCAAAGCACTCATTGGTACCCCTGCTATAGAAGACGACCCTACTACAGAAGAAGATGAAAGTGCCCCTGCTACTGGGCTATATGCTGAATTTGGCCCCTTGGCTACTAAAACAGATGTGGAAGCTGTTGGTACGAGTGTAGCGGAACTTAGCGAGCTGGTTACATTTTATGCTAATCAAGGTTTTGAAAACGACGAAGCGTTATCTCTGGCTATATCTGACTTATCTGACCGTCTTGGTACTACAGAAGAAAACTTACTAACAAGTTTAGGTGAAACTGAAGAAACCATACTGGATGCAGTAGAAGGTGTTAGTGCTCAGATTGACGAAACAAATGTCAACATAGCTAACCTTAATGAACTCATTGTACAGTATGAATTAGATGGCAAAACGCGTGATGAAGCTCTTAGCCTTGCGCTCAGTGACCTGTCTACTGATCTTGGGATTACTAAAGAAGAAATTTTAACCAATCTTGGTGAAACTGAAGAAACCATACTTACACGTATTGCAGAGTCAGAAGACAATACTGAAGAGTATCTTACCTATATTAGCAACATTATCGGTATACCGGCTTCTGAAATAACGCAAGAAGATGTAGATGGTATTGTTGGGCTTCTGGGCGAAGAAGAAGCCATTACTGAAATTAACAATGATATCCGTTTGTACGATGCTAACTTTGATGGTGTTATCAATGATATAGACATTGGGTTATTGCAAGGGTTCGTTGACGCAGGGGTAGAAGGTGTAGGTGAAATCCCCGCTACTGGTTTGTACGCTGACGCTGCTCGACGACAGTTAGAAATACAAGGGTACATAGATGACTCAGATAAAATAACGCGTGGGTTAATCGAGCAAGAAGGTAAGGACACGCGTCAACTTATAGGTCAAACCGCTTTGGTTAACGCTTTGGCAAGTGCGGGGGATTTAAGTGGCACCCGTGTTGACGTATCAACGCCCGACCCAGCAAGAATTAACTATATATACGATTTTGCGGATATCTTTGCTACACCCCAACAAAAAGGGTTATTCCCGTCACCTTATGGTGGCCCCCAACGTGCCCAACAGCAGCAAATAGCACAAAGAAGGGGTATTATGTCAGGCCCAATGCAGATTGGAGGTACATCTAGAGGCCCATTGCAGATCGGAGGTATGGCGCAAGGGGGTAAAGTAGACTATGATTTTACCGATGAAATCATGCAGATAATGTCTTATGGAGACAACTAATGAGTTTGTTTGATTATTACGCCGATGCACTTGAAATAATGAATGAAAATTCAGGTGGGCAAGCAGGGTTAGTCGCACTACCAGAAGCGCAAATGATGTTTAACAATGTTTATACCACAGATACTTCTGCGGGAGGTGTGGTCACTGATTCGGAAGGCAGAACAACTTTTGGTATACCCAATTATTCTTTCGTGCGAGGGCGTGTCCCCGGAACCTATGACCCAGAACGTCGTCCCGGCAGTCGGGGGCAGCGATACTTTACCGACTATGCGTATACCCCGCGTGGATCAGAATTTCCCGCTCAACAAGCGTTTGCAGCACAAGCAGCGCAATTACAGGGTGCCAATGCTGGTAATATGACCCCGTATCCCGGCCCTGTTACACCCCCTGCTCCTACGGGTATGACAATGGCTGTCGATGGTAGTGGCCCCGCTTCAGGCGTAATCAATACTAACCCAGTACCTCAACAGCAAGGGCTTTCTAATTTTTCTTCTCAGTATAAGTATGGTGGACTCGCTGCACTAGCTGGTGGTGGCCCCGCTTCTGCGTATAACAGACGCTATAATGGATACGCTGCGGGTGGAAGACCTGCCAATCCGGGTTATTACCTAGGCGGTAGTACAGATGGTATGGCAGATAAGGTACCTGCACGTATTGATGGCACCCAAGAAGCACGTTTAAGTGATGGTGAGTTTGTAATCCCTGCTGATGTAGTAAGTCACTTGGGTAACGGTAACTCCAATGCAGGTGCGAAAAACTTGTACAACATGATGGATAGGGTACGCAAAGCACGTACCGGCAATACGAAACAGGGTACCGAGATTAACCCTAACAAATTTATACCAAGTAGGTAACGATTATGGCCGCAGGGGATATAACTTCAGAAACTAGTTCGCTATCTGGGTATGCAGCACCCTATGTAACGGAGATGCTAGGTAAGGGTAGGGCACTTGCTAATCAAGGGTATCAGGCTTATACAGGGCCACTCACCGCTGGGCAATCTGCTGGGCAACAAGCAGCGTTTCAAGGTATAGCAGGGCTTGCAGTACCCACCCAACAGATGGGGGCTTTTCAGCCGCAGCAGTTCACAGCACAAGCGGCCCAAGATTACATGAACCCATACCTTCAAGCTGCGTTAGACCCGCAAATTGAAGAAGCACGACGGCAAGCACAAATATCTAGACTTGCTGACGCAGGGCGATTGACCAAAGCTGGTGCCTATGGTGGGTCACGCCAAGCAATTATGGAGTCTGAGTTAAACCGTAACTTGATGCAAAATCTTGCAGGTATTACAGGTCAAGGGTACCAAGACGCCTATACCCAAGCCATGAATCAATTTAACGTTGAACAACAACGACAACAAACAGCCCAAGATGCCGCCAACCGATATGGTTTAGAAGCATTGGCTTCACAAGCTAATCTTGGCGCACAAGAACGCGCCATTGAACAAGAAGGCATAACCGCAGACCTAGCGCAGTTTGAAGAAGAACGTGACTTCCCGTACAAGCAAGTACAATATCAACAGTCGTTGTTACAAGGATTGCCGATTGCTGCACAACAATACAGCTATCAAGAACCTAGTGCGTTAAGTGAATTTATAAGCGGAGCGGGTGGTATTCTCAGCCTGTTTGGACTTGGAGGGGACGGCTAATGGCTATGAATCCGATGGGTGGTATTGACCAACAAATTACTCAACGCGCTACTAGGCTTAAGAACGACCCTAACGCGTTAATGCAGCAGTATGGGCAGAGTAAAAACATCCTTGACTTGATTGCAGCCCAACGCGCCGCAGAGAAAGTACAGAAGGAAAAACAACTTGCTGCGTTGCAGATGCAGGGTAACCCACCAACTGTAGCTGACCAGTTAGAACAGACCCTTATTGCTTCTGAAAAAGAGAAGATGGCACCTGATCTAGCGGGTATGAAGAACTTGCGTGACCGCACTAAAGGCGTAGCTGGTGTACTTGCTCAGAAACAACAGCAACAACAGAAACGTATGCAGCAGATGGGGCAACAGCCACAACGCCCACAAGGATTACCCTCACAACCTGCACCGAATCTAAATCGTATGTACAACGGCGGTATTGTTGGGTATTTTGATGGTGGTGCAGTAGCTGAAAAACTCGGTATTAGTATAGAAGAGTTGGAGGCTAGGATTGCAGACCTAGAAAAAAGAGGGTTATCTAGAGAAAAAGCTGAAAGCGTACAGGAAAATGCGGCTGCTTCGGGTTTTCGTCGAGATATGACTATAGCTGAAGGATACCAACAAAAATTAGGTGCATCTCCCTTAGTTGCGCGCCCTACAAGACCAGAAGAAGTCATAGAAACCGAATCCGTCACAGAAGTTATGCCTACCGGTGGTGTTGATTTAGCCGCACAAAGGCGAGCACAAGATTTAACTGATGCAGTGAATGCGGAACAAAGACAAATGGCCGCTGCTAGAGAACCTGATGTAGCCGCTGCCGCTGTCGAAAGAGTAAAAGCCCCGCCATCGATACAAGAGCAGATGGACGCTGCGTTAGCACCGGCACAACCAGAAGGTATGATGTTTGAGCCTGAAGTTATGCAAGCTGGTAGACAACAAGCGGCTGATAAAGCAGCGAAAGAACAGTTCGGTAGAAATGCAGCATCGTTAGGTTTGGGCGGTATGTCTATTAGACCATTAGAAAAGATGACGCAAGCGCCAGAAATGTTGCGTCGTAGACCTACTGAACCAGAAAGAAAACGTACGCCCCAAGAATTACTTAACGAGCGACTAACTGCTGAATTTGATAAGCTGTCCAAGCAAGAAGCTGAGTTAGAAGATACTCGTAGTACAGGACGTAAAATACTAGACCGTCTTGCAAGAGGCGCTGTTCGTGCTGCTGAAGGCCCAGCCGCTGCTACCTCTCGGGGTGCTTTAGCTAGTTTAGGTGCCGGTATAAGTAGAGGTGTTGAAGAAGAAAGGCAGACACGTAAACAGGGCTTGGAAGCTATCGCTAAACGTCGTGCAGACATGTTGAAACTTGGTGCGGACATATCGCAGAGTGAGCGTGGGTTGGATATCCAACAACAACGTGCCGACACTCTAGGTGAACAATTAGCACAAGAACAAGCGCAGTTTGATCGGAAGATGGAGTCACAAAGTGAGCAGTTCCAACGAACTATGAAGCTCAAAGAAAACGAATTGGCTAGTTCAAACGCGTTAAATGTTATCAAAGCACAGAACAAAGCAAATTATGACGCCGCAATGCTAGATATCAAAGGGGCAGAGCTAGAAGCACAGGTAGCCTTCAACGATGCAAGAACTCAGCAAGGTAACCAAACCCTTCAACTCAGAGCGGCAGATGCTTTAGGTAAGTACAGCAGCAAGTTGCAAGAAGTGCAGCGAGAAGCTATAGACGCGTTATCATTTAACCCGCAGTATAAAAACAACCCAGATGCGTTAAAGGCAGCAGAAAAGGCGATAAGGTTGGAGTTCAAAACTCTAATAGACGCTAAGAAAGCTGAGTTTGCCGCTTTGGGTGCTGGATCGAGTGGGTTGAGTGAATCGTCTGAGGCGGCATTGGCTAGTCTAGGTATATAAAACTATGAATGCTTTAGCCCGTTTAGAGAAAGGCATACAGAAAGCCATAGAGATAGGTGATGAAGATGCCTTACGTATTCTCGGCACAGAAGCACGTAGGTTACAAGGGTTAGCAGCTACTACAACAGAAGATACAACTGACGACGAACTAGCAAAGGCGAGAGAAGAATTAGCCGCTGCATTAGCGCAACAAGAATACGAGGATACTACCGCATTAGGTCGTGGTCTATCCCGTGGTGTTGATGTTGCTGGTCGTGGCTTTGGGTCTGCCCTTGAGGGTCTTGGTGGTGTACTTGGGTTAGAAGGGGTAGAAGAGTTCGGCGCTGAAATGATTGCCGAAAACGAAGCCCAACTAGCCGAACAAGAAGCGATGGCTACGCGTTTGGGTGACGTAGAAGGCGTTGGTACTGGGTTAGATTACTTCCTTGAAACCCTCGGTGAAACTGCGCCACAGACTGGCCTTAGCTTAGGTGCTGGCGCTGCGGCTGGTGCTGCGGCTGGTACAGCGTTCGGCCCTGCCGGTACTATTATTGGTGGTCTTGCTGGCGCTGCCTTGTCACAAATACCGTTTTTCTACGGTAATAACCGTGAAGCTCAGAAAGAAGCTATACAGCAGGGGCTTCGCGTCGAGATGAGCGAAAGTGCTGCATTCCTAAACTCGTTACCACAAGCTGCCCTAGATGCCTTCGCTGAACGGTTGATGGTAGGTCGGTTGTTACCCACACAAAAAGCCATTCGTGCAGGGGGATTATTTACTCGTGTTGCTAAGGGTGCTGGTACTGGTGCCGCTGTCGAGGTACCTACTGAACTCGGACAAACATTAATCGAACGCGCACAAGCTGGATTAGAGCTTGACAGCGAAGAAGCTATAGACGGATACATTGAAACCGCCGTTGCCGCTGGTCTGATTGGTGGTACGTTGGGTGGCGGTGCCGCAGGTATTAGCAGAGACTCGCGTGCAGTTGAAGCAGAACAACGCGCTATTGTTGAACAAGAGGAACAAGAAGCTGCTGATGCTGCTGAAACCGCAGAAATTGAAGCTCTACTTGCAGAGGACGCTGCCGCTGATGATGCCGAAACCGCAGAGATCGAAGCATTACTCGCAGAAGACGCTGATGCTGCTGAAACCGCACAAATTGAAGCTCTACTCGCAGAAGAAGCTGCCGAAGCTGAACGCCTCCGAAAGGCAGATCTTACTGCTAGAAGTACGACTCCCGAACAACAGCGTTATCGCATACTACAAACGGTAATTCAGAAAACAGCTAAGGCTGACTCTACCCCTGAAAATCTACAAGCGTTGTTTCTAAGTAAGTTGAAGCAGATAAATCCTGATTTTGAACAGGTAGTAACTGAACAAGAGTTAAACACAATACTACGTGCGGTAGATATAAAGAACACGCCTACAACTGTAGAGAAACGTGAACCGCTAGGTGATCTTTCTGCTGACGTAAGCGAGTTGGAAGCACAAATACCAGAACGCCAACCAGTAAGCACAACGCCGGTACAAGCATCGTTCCCTAATTTGGGTCGCAAACGTGGCGCAAGACAAGAACCCGATGTAGTAGAAGAGGCACCCGCCGCCCCTGTAATAGTTACTAAAGAATTTTTAGATACGTTAGGCGTTAGCCCTAAAGCTGATATACGTAAAAGTGTTACTGGTAAAGCTATAGCTGATCCCGAAGTCCGCGAACAACTAATAGAGTTTGCTAACAACCCAGAAGTAGCATTCAAAACCAGAGAGAATGTAGCCAAAGAATTAGAAGGCATATCACCAGACCAGTTGAGCCTGTTTGGTCAGAAACGCCAACCTGCGCCACCTGTGTCACCTACTACCCCAACGGATGATGTAGCTGTTGGTGATGTAGCTGTTGATGATGTAGCTGTTGATGATGTAGCTGTTGATGATGTAGCTGTTGATGATGTAGCTGTTGATGATGTAGCTGTTGATGATGTAGCTGTTGATGATGTAGCTGTTGATGATGTA